CGCCCCACATGCACACCGCGAACTACCTGCTGGCCGGTAAGCACAAGGTCGCGTATGTGTATCGGAATCCGCGAAACGTCCTGATCTCGGCGCAGCGGTATCAAAACCATCAGATGCGGGGATGGGAGGATACGATTACCGAGGACAAGTTGATAGCGCAGTTTTTCGACTACTACAATTCCTCGATGCCCGCTGTGTATAGGTCTTACGCGAAGTGGTTACTCACTTCGGCGTACTGTTTTAAGTACGAGGACATGCTGACGGACATCACTGTGGCGCAGGGGTTGTATCGGTATCTCGGGAAAACAGACCCAGCGAAGATGCCGAAGCAGGAGTTTCTGGCACAGATTCCAGGCAACACCCCGACATGGACGGGGAAACCGTCCGATTGGCGCGACCACTGGACTGACGGGCTGGACAAGATATGGGTGGGCGAGGGTATGTTGGAGATTGAAGCCGCGTTGGGGTATGCTAATATCTGAGAGTGAGTGCTAACGGACGCACCTTGACTCTGACTGTAGGTTGGGGTATGTTGTCGCAACTTATGTAAGAGGTATGAGCGATGAAATTCCCCGCCAGAGAACCCGCCCCGCTACTGGAAAACACCGGACAGGTGGTCGATGAAGTCGAGTCCGAGGAGCAGACTGAGTATCACCAGCCCACCGAGAACGAAAAGGAACTGACCGCCTTCGTTGTCGATCACTGCGACAAGTGGCGTGAGCATCGGGATCAGAACTACGCCGACGAGTGGGACAAGTACGAGCGCATGTTCCGTGGAATATGGGCCGGTAGCGACAAACAGCGGGATTCTGAGCGAAGCAAGGTGATTTCCCCTGCGACTCAGCAGGCGATTGAGACGCGCCACGCTGAAGTCATGGAGGCGATCTTTGGTCAGGGCGAGTATTTCGACATCAAGGATGACCTGAACGACCAAAACGGCCCGATGGACGTTGAAAAGCTGAAGGCGCAGCTTAACGAGGACTTCGCGCAGGACAAAATCAGGAAAAGCATCGACCAGATCGTGCTATTGGCCGAGATTTACGGTACGGGCATTGCCGAAATCACCGTCGGCAGCGAAAAACAGTACAAACCCATGCAGGTTCCGCTCGATCAGCAGAACATGGCGTATGGCGTAGGCGAAAAAGACCGTGTTTGCGTCAAGCTGGTGCCGGTCAATCCCAAAAACTTCCTGTCCGACCCGAACGGTACGTCGATTGACGACTGTATGGGTACGGCGGTCGAGCGTGAAGTCTCGATCCACAAGATTGCACAGGGAATCAAGTCTGGAAAGTACCTGAACGTCGATATCGGGTCGTGCTATGAAGATGATTCCCTCGCTCCTACGCAGGAAAAGTCGGATTTCAAGGATCACAAGATCAAACTCCTTACTTACTACGGCTTGGTGCCGCGTGAGTATCTGGTCGAGGAAGAAGTCGAAGATTTGGGTGTTTCGGACGAGATGGAAGACTATTCCGACATGGTTGAAGCAATTGTTGTTGTAGCCAATGGCTCGACATTGCTAAAAGCCGAGAAATCCCCGTACATGATGCAAGATCGTCCTATTCTCGCGTATCAGGCCGACACCGTACCGAACCGATTGCTCGGACGCGGCACCGCAGAGAAGGCGTTTAACATGCAGAGCGCCATCGACGGTTCGATGCGCTCCCACATGGATTCGCTGGCCTTGACGGTTGCCCCGATGGTGGCTCTGGACGCGACCCGGATGCCGAGAGGCGCGAAGTTTGAAGTGAAGCCTGGCCGTGCGTTTATGACCAACGGCGCACCGAACGAAATCATCTACCCGTTTAACTTCGGCACCAACGACGGCGCTGCGATGAATACCTCGAAGGAATTTGAGCGCATGTTGCTCATGTCGACGGGTACGATTGACTCCAACGGTACGGTGTCTGCGGTTGCGCGTGATGGTCAGTCGATGGACATGGCGACTGCGACACTCATTAAAAAATACAAACGCTGCTTGGTGAATTTCCAAGAAGACTTCTTGGTGCCATTCATTTACAAAGCGGCTTGGCGCTACATGCAATTTGATCCTGAACGGTATCCGAGCGTTGATGTGAAGTTTATCCCGACGGGTGCTTTAGGGATTATCGCAAGGGAAATGGAAAACAAGCAGCTTGCGTTCCTAATCCAGACTCTTGGTGCTGAGTCTCATTTGACGCCAGTATTGATGCAAGGAATCATAAAAGGTTCTGGTTTGCCAAACCGAGAAGAAATGCTTGACCAGTTGAAGAAAATGTCACAGCCCAACCCGCAACAGCAACAAATTCAGCAGCAAGCCGCAGGGCTTGAGATGGCAGTCAAGCAAGCAGACGTTCAACTGAAGCAAGCGCAGGCTCAGAAGGCAACAGTCGAAGCTGAACTTGCCCCAAGAGAAACGAACGCAAAAATAATCTCTGCCCTAGCCAACAATTTAGACGATCAGGCCGAAGGAAAAGACTTTGAACGTCGCGTCGAACTAGCGAATTTGATGCTGAAGGAGGCTGATATTCAGTCGAACGAAAAGATCGCACTTGCTCAAATGACCTTGAAATCAAATGGTGCAGGTAGCATGCAATGACCTTTTCGCGTCCAAATACGCCTGATGTGCAAGTTCTGGAGTATCAAATGTCCCAAGATATTTGTACTCGCCATGAACGGCAATCGTTGCTTTCCAACGGCGGTTATTCGGACTTACACCAAGGAATCCAGACTTATTGCTTCTCTGAGCCTCTTTTTGGTTTTGAGTGTTTCCAGAATGAGAAACCTCGCGCAAGTTTGAAATCCTGTTATCAGAGCGGATGCCATTGATATGATCTACTTGAAGGCTAGGGAACAATCCATACACATAAAGCCAAGCAAGGCGATGCGCCTTGTATGTCTTTGTGCGTATTTTTATGTTTATGTAGCCATCGTCGGACTTAGCGCCAGCTACTTCTCCGGCCTTAAACCTGTGGCGATTAACCAGTCGCGTAAAGATTCCGGTATCGGGATCGTAATTGAACAGGCGACGGACTTCTTCTGCGGTAAGATTGGTGTTGCTCATGCTATTCGCTCCTTGAAAGCAATAGTAGGGGAAGTGATGCAAGGGGTTTGCCGACCCTTTGCATTGCGCCAGTATAACACGGTGGGCATATGAAAAAACTCGCACAAGGCGCTGTCACCACAGGGAGCGGAAGTCTACTCTATACAGTCCCAACCGGCATCCGCACCGAGGTACTGGACATCAACATCTCGAACACAACGAGCGGGAGTCTGACATGCGCCCTTCACCTTGTCCCGACGGGTGTTGCTGTCGCGGCTTCAAACATGCTGTTCCCGACGGTGACGATACCGGCGAACACGCTAGTCCAGTGGACAGGATGCGAAGTATTGAATGCTGGAGACTTTATTCAGGGTATCGGAAGTGCTTCAGGGATAACGGTGAATATCACTGGTCACGAGTACCGAGCGGGGACTTAGCGTGATCACCGACTACCCATCACGGACGCGAATCAACGGTGGTACGCTCGGCACAGGCGAACTCACTGAGGACGCATGGGGCATCCAGAAGGTATCGCTTCCGTACTCGCTATTCAAGAGTACATTCACGTTCGACATCCCGCGCAAGTCGTGGTTCATGTATGAGAACGGAACACAGGTCTACACGTCGACAGCCATCGCATCGACAGACGGCGCAGCAGTCCTGACCACGACAGCCGCAAAGACGGCCCTGATCCTTGAGTCGCGCCAGTGTTCTCCATATCAAGCGAACCGTGGCGTTTTGTTCTCGACGGCGCTTTGGTGTCCAAGCAAGACAGCAGACGGGGTGCGCGAGTGGGGCGTGCAGAACGCAGATGCTGGAGTATTCTTCCGGCTAAAGGCCGATGGAAAACTATACGCGGTTCAGCGGTCACTGACGGTCGAAACCAAAGAGGAAGAGATCACCACAACTGGCGTATCCGGCTTTGACGTACAGAAGGGCAACATCTACGATATTCAGTACCAGTGGCGCGGCGTCGGTAACTACAAGTTCTTTATCAACAACGTGCTGGTAAAGACGTTCGCAAACCTTGGCACTCTAACGGCATTGAGCATGTCGAATCCAGCCTTGCCTGCGTCATTCAAGGCTACCCGCACCACAGCAGATGTAGCGATGCACGTCGGGTGTGTGGATATATCGTCAGAGAACGGGAAGAAGACCGAGGAGGAACCCGGTGTCGCTCTCGCTTCGAGCGTGTCCACTACCGGGGCAAACATACCCGTACTAGTGATCCACAACCCGCTACTGATCGGAACCAAGGTTAATACCCGTACAGTGCATATTCACTCCATCGGATTTGCCAACACGAAGAAATGCACCTTCAAACTGTGGCGCACTCGTTCTGCTGGCGACATCACTGGCGAGACTCTGGTAGCCGGATACAACGGAGCGTACAGCTACGTCCAGTCCGATTCGACAGACATGAACGCTGGCGCTGTTCGGGCCACGGCAGTCACTGCTGCCAACCTTGAGTTGATCGACGCATGGAACGCTGAGGCCGGTGTGCAGAACGACTACACGTTCGCCAACGATCACGTCGAGATCAACATGGTGCGTGGGGATTACTTGATCGTTACCAACAACTCGACCACTGGGGTAAGCGACGTTGCTATTAGGTGGGGAGAAGAGGTCTGATGACGCCGGAACTCGCCAAGTATTACGAGCAACGACTCAGCATGATGGCCGACCCCGCATGGGCTGACCTGATGGATGACGTACAGGGGATGCTCGACGCAACGAACGACCTTTCATCGATACAGGACGAGAAAACGCTGCACTTCAGGCGCGGCGAGATCAGCATCATGCGCTGGATGCTCACGCTGAAGCAGACTAGCGAACAGGCTTATAACCAGCTAAAGGATGACGATGCGAACCCTGCGTGATTTCATCTGCGAACACTGCGGCAAGGAACAGGAGCGGTACGTCGAACCCGACGTTCGCGTGGTTCCGTGTCAGTGCGGTAACGATGCGATTCGCCTGATGGGGATGCCGCGTGTATCGCTTGACGGCACCGATCCTGGATTCCCCGGCGCGTACTCGAAATGGGCCGCGACACGGGAGCAGAACGCTCGGATTAAGGGCAAGCGGAGTTACAGGGAGCCGTAG